CAGCTCACGGGCGTGCTGGTCTCTCAGCCCGCGACGCCCTCGCTCTACTCCTGCACGCTCCAGGAGCTGGTCAACCTATCGTTCTGCGCGACCTACGGCGCGACGAAGGACGGCGTCATCCCGATCGCGTCCTCGGACGGCTCGCCCTTCAACCTGCCGTTCGAGGGCATCATCCGCGGGCGCGTCTTCGCGCTCCGGCTGCTCTCGGGCGCGACGATGAAGCTCAAGATCACGACCGGGCTCGGGGTCGCGATCCTGAGCGTCTCGGGCCAGTTCCTGTTCCACAGCCCGAACCCCGGCGATGAGATCACGGCCATCCAGCTCGTCGGCACCGGGGACGTGGCCTACGTGCTCGCCGGCGACGTGACCTGACCGACCCTCTTGACGGGCGGCCCGCGCCCGGTCAACTCTCAAGCCCATGGCCACGCTGCGCGACATCCTGAACCGGAACGACCTGAACCGGCTCGCGGACGCGCTCCAGGAGGTCGGGCTCGGGGAGCTCCTGAACACCCTGCTCTCGGGGATCGCCTCGGAGAGCAACACGATCGGGTCGGCGGTCACGCTGACCGTCGGGACCGCGCTCGGCGCCTTCACGGACCCGCCGTCGGCGGCGGAGATGGCCGCGCTCCGGACGTTCGTCAACGCCCTGAAGACCGACGCCGCCGCGATGAACGCGCTGCTCTCGCAGCTCCGCACCGCGGCGCTCTCGGTCAAGCGCGCGACGGAGACCGGCGTCACGGTCACGGCCAACGTCGCCACGCTCGCGAACCAGCCGAGCTCGAAGCCGTTCGCCATCGTCGCCTCGGCCGGCTCCTCGACCGGGATGAAGGCGCTCCTCGTCGGCCCGATCTCGGGCGCGCGAGCGGTCCTCCCCGGTCCGGGCCAGTGCGTGTGGGACGGGCAGAAGAAGGTCCTGTTCAACAACGCCGACGCGGTCACGACCGCTGACTTCTCCTACCCGACCGCCGCCGACCCGACGGCCTCGGTCCTGAACCGCGACATCGGGCAGAACCCGTAAGGAGACGACGATGAGCATCCGAGTCGAGCTGAACAAAGATAACCCGAACCGCCTCGGGGACGCCCTCCGATCGTTCGCCTTCGGCGACGTCATCAACATGCTGATCAAGGCGCTGACCGTCACGGAGAGCGCGATCAGCGTGACGACGAACGTCGCGACGCTCGCCAACCAGCCGAGCGCGAACGGCCTCCTCCGCGCGCTCGCGACGGCGGAGACCGGCACCGTGCACGAGAAGCTGATCCGCGTCGGCCCGATCACCGGTCCCCAGAAGGTCACGCCCGCCCCGAACGAGTGCGTCTGGGACGGCGGCAAGAAGGTCCTCTTCAACACGGTCGACGCCGTGACGGCCGCCAGCTTCACGTACCCGACGGACGCGGACACGACCGCGGGCGTCCTCCAGCGCGAGATCGGCCAGAGCCCGTAGCTTTCCCGGCGCCGCCCGGCGCCGTCGTCTGACGCCCACCTCCGGGGCTTCGTACCGGTGAGACGAAAGGAAGACGACCGATGCCCGAACCAACCGCCACCCCGCCAGATGGAACCCCCGCGCCGGCCGCAGGCGCGCCGGCGCCCGCCGCCGCTCCCGCTCCCGGAGCTCCGGCTCCCGGCGCCGGTGCCGTGCCGCCCGCCGCGGGCGCCCGGCCCGCGAAGCCGAACAAGGGCGCGCAGCCGGCCCGAGGCACGCAGCCGTTCCACAAGCAGCCGGGCTTCAAGGACCGGCTCGTCCGCGAGGCCGAGAACCGCGCCCGCAAGATGCTCGGGATGACGCTCGAGGAGGCGAAGGCGGCCCTGTCCGGGCGACCGGCTCCGGCCGCCGCTCCCGCTCCCGCCCCTGGCGCCCCGGCTCCCGCCGCCACGCCGCCGCGCGCGAGCAAGGACCCGGACGAGAAGCTCCGCCGGCAGCTCGAGGACAAGACCAGCCGAGTCGAGCGCCAGAGCGAGAAGATCAAGAAGCTGAAGACGAAGCACGCCGACGAGCTCGTCAACCTCGGGATGCGCCACGAGGCGCTCGCCGTCGGGATCGCCGAGGAGCACGTCGACTTCGCGCTGAAGCTCTACACCGACGCCCTGCTGGCCTGGAAGCGGAACCAGGACCCGAAGAAGGGCGACATCCCAGAGTCGCGCGGGTTCTTCGCCGGGCTGCGCACGGCGCGCGCGTACCTGTTCCGCGAGGGGGCCCCGATCGTGGACCTCCGCCCGACCACGGCACCGCCCGAGTCGACGGCGCCGGGGGGCGAGACGCCGACGCCGGCGCGGCCGGGGACGCCGCCAAAGAAGCCGGACGCGATGGACATGGACGAGGACCAGTGGCGCGCCCACAAGCGCCGCCTCGGCATCCCCGGGCTGGGCTGACCCTCTTGACGCCGCGGTAAGTCCTCGGCGACAGTTTGAACACCCGAGGCTAGCGAGCCTCCCAAACCCGAGGCGATCACAATGGCGAACTTCCCGGACGGCTCTCTCCCCGTAACCTTCAACCCGACGGTCGCGGCGACCATCCAGGACCGGACGCTCCAGCGCGTCTACCGCGATGCGCTCTTTCCGAACCTCCTGTTCCGGATGGAGGCGATGCGCGAGCTCTGGCCGATCCACCTCGGGCAGAGCCAGACCTTCACGCGCTCGGGCCTCATGGAGGTCACGACGCTGCCGGGTCAGGCTGGCGTCGACCCCGTCGCCGAGACCTACAGCTTCGAGCAGTGGGACGCGACCGCCCAGCAGTGGAAGGGCTCGATCGACACCGACATGCCGACCAGCTACCTCGCGCTGGCGTCGCAGTACCTCCGGAACATCCACCAGCTCGGGATGAAGTCCGGCCAGTCGATCAACCGCGTCGTCCGCGACAAGGGCTACAACGCTTACGTCGCCGGCAACACGGTGACCGACGCCTCGGCCTCGAGCGGCGCCTCGACCATCCACGTCGCCAACATCACGGGGTTCACGACGAACCTCTTCAACGGGCGGCAGCAGCCGGTCAGCGCCTCGAACCCGATCAACATCACGATCCCGGGGCTGACCACGACCGCCTACCAGGTCACGGCCGTCACCGCTGACGTCGCCGGCGACCCGATCCACGGCGGGACGCTGACCATCACGCCGACGCTCTCTGGGAACCTTGCGTCGCGCTCGAGCGTCCTGACCGAGAAGCGCAGCCAGCTGATCTACTCGGGCGGCGGCACGAACATCGACGCGATCGACGCCTCGGACGTCTTCGCCGTCCGCGACATCCGGACCGCGATCGCGCAGCTGCGCTTCAACAACGTCCCGGCCCACGAGGACGGGCTCTATCACTGGCACCTCGACCCGCAGAGCGAGCAGCAGGTGTTCGCGGACAACGAGTTCCAGCGCCTCAACCAGTCGATGCCGGACTACGTCCACTACCGGCGCTTCGCGCTGGCGATCTTCGGGTCGGGCGTCTTCTACCGGAACAACGAGGCCCCGAACACCCAGACCTGCAACCCGAACCCGCTGAAGTCGAACACCCACGGCTTCGAGCTCACGAACGGGGCGGGCATCGACATCCGCCGGCCGATCTGCACGGGCCAGGGCTGGATCGAGGAGAAGTACGTCGACGAGTCGCAGTACATCTCGGCGGCCGGCATCATGGGCAAGATCGGGGAGTTCGCCGTCACGAACGGCGGCATCCAGGTCGTGACCGAGGGCGTCCGCCTGATCATGCGGGCCCCGATCGACAAGATGCAGCAGACGACCAGCACGTCGTACAGCATCAGCGGCGACTGGCCGGTGCCGACCGACGAGCTCGGCCCGGGCTCCAAGGCGACCTACAAGCGCGCCGTCGTCGTCTGCCACGCCGCCTAGGTCCGCGGCCCGAAGACCTAACCAAAAAAGGGCCCGGCCCGCCGTCGCTTCCCCTTCGGCAGGTCGGGCCCGACGCACGTCCGGCGTAATCTCCCCGGGCATGGACGAGCCGCTGATCCGGCCGGGCTTCGACCGGATGCTCTACGACACGCTGTTCCCGAACGCGCCAGACCCGATCGCGATGGCGTGGCGGTTCTTCTACGACCTGCGGGTTAGGAGCCCACGCCCCGGCGTCACCCCGATCGGCATCAGCTTTCGGGACACCGGGGTCTGGAGGCTGGAGCGGCTCGAGCTGGGGGGGGGCGCGTCGGCGACGCTGGCGCAGCTCCTCGACTGGTCCCCGGCGGGCGGCTGGCCGTCGTGGGAGCGCCGCTGATGGGGACGCTCGACGACGCCGAGGCCGGGCTGAAGGAGGCGCGGCGGACCCGGGACCGGGGACTGGCGGCGGCGGCGCTCGGCGCGGCGCACCGCTACCAGGCCGACCTGATCCGGCTCTCGGCGAAGCCGCACCTGGCGAAGGCGTACGCGGAGGAGATCGACGACCTCGCGAACGTGATCCACGACCTGGCGCGCGAGGTCCCCGACCAGGACCCGGACTCGGTCTGGCGGGGCCGGACGCGCCAGGGGCTCCGCGTCCAGGTGGTCCGCCGCGCCCAGCTCGCGGTCGGGCGCCGCGGGCGCGGGCGGGTCGAGGACGGTTTCGTGGTGCTGATCGACGGGAAGACCGCCACGCCGACGATCCCGCGCGCGGCGGCGATGAAGCAGGCCCGCTGGGCGACGATCCTCGTGGGGGGCGAGTTCATCCCGATCTACGAGACGATGACCGGGCGCCAGCTCGCGCGGCGCCGGCGGGCGAAGCGCCGAGACCGGCCGGCGACCCTGAGCGAGTGGCGGCGCTGGCTCGGGAGCCCGTACCGCAAGCACGGCGCGCGGATCGGGCCGGACCGGCGCGTCGTCCGGACGTAATATCGGGCTCATGGACGACGCGCTTCGGACGAAGCTTGCCGGCCGCCGGGTCATCGCCTCGGTCAGCGGGGGGAAGGACTCGGCCGCGATGTCGCTCTGGCTGACGGAGCAGGGGATCGACCACGACCGCGTCTTCCTCGACACAGGCTGGGAGCACGCCGACACCTACGAGTACCTGCGCGGCGACCTCCCCAAGATCATCGGGCCGATCGTCGAGCTCCGGGGCGACCTGCTGATGGCCGAGCTCGTCCGGAAGAAGGGCATCTTTCCTCGGCGGACCGTGCGGTTCTGCACGCAGGAGCTGAAGGTCAGACCGATGCAGCGGTACATCCGGAAGCTCGTCGACGAGGGCGCGGACGTCCTGAACAGCGTCGGGATACGGCGGGCCGAGTCGCTGGCCCGCTCGAAGATGAACGAGTGGGAGTGGTCCGACGGGTTCGACTGCGAGGTCTGGCGGCCGATCCTGCTCTGGAGCGAGGAGGAGGTCATCGCGATCCACACCCGCCACGGGCTCCGTCCCAACCCGCTCTACCTCCGCGGCGCGAGCCGGGTCGGGTGCTGGCCCTGCGTCTTCGCCCGCAAGAGCGAGGTCCGGGCGATCGCGGACACCGACCCGGCCCGGATCGACCAGATCCGCGAGCTCGAGCGGGAGCTCGGCGACAAGATGCGAGCGCGGGCGGCGGCGAAGGGCGAGGAGGTCCGGAACCCTCCGACGTTCTTCCAGGGCCAGGGTCGGGACTCGAACAACGGCGGGCGCGGAGAGCAGGTCGGGGTGGCCATCGACGACGTCGTCTCCTGGTCGAGGACCCTCCGCGGCGGGAAGGTCGAGGACCGCCAGGAGGAGCTGTTCGCGCAGGCCGACGAGGGGTGCATGCGCTGGGGCCTCTGCGAAACCTCGACTTGACGGCGGGCGCCGCGCGCGCGAACCTGTCCCCAGATGGTCGCCGCCATCACAGCTTTGGCACTTCGGTGCCATGTTGAGCCGGTCACTTCGGTGACCAGCTCGTGTGTCGACTCGTTCGACACGTTTCCCACTTGCGATACGCAGCGCGCTTCGGCGCTACCTGCTGAGCTCGTGGGGGTCCGAGACCGCGTTGCGAGACCCCACGTCCGCGCCGTGTTTTGCGCTGGGACAACAGCACTTCGGTGCTCGTCGTCAACTCGCTCTGCAACATCTCGGACTTTTTTTTCGCGCCCGACCGGGCGCCGAGGGAACCGCCGATGAGCCAGCAAGCCGCCAGCACGAAGGTCCCGTCCCTGATCCAGAAGCCGCCGACCGGCCGGAAGGTCGCGCCGCCGCCGGCGGGCCCGACCGAGCCGGTCCGGTTCTTCCGGGTCGACAGCCCCGACGCTCGGATCACCCGGCCGCAGGGGGACTACGTCCTCCGGCGCGGCAAGGAGGTCCGCTCGGACCAGTACGACGTCAAGCTGCTGATGAACCGCGGCGTGAAGCTGGTCGAGATCAGCACGCCGGGCTGGTACACCGAGCAGCAGCGGGCGGGCCGCGAGAAGGCGCTGGAGCTCCGGAGCGCCGGGCACGACGTCGAGGTGCCGGCCGAGTTCGAGCCGATCTCGGTCCCCGAGACCACCGCGCCCGCGGCGTAGCCTTGCGCGCCGGCGCCGGCGTCGGCATCATCGGAGCGTGACGACCGAGAACAACGCGGTCTTCTCGCTCGAGGAGAAGGGGCGCGTCCTCTACCACCTCGGGTACCTGCTCCAGAACCCGGTCCTGACGCTGTCGCTCGGC